TTGTGATCCTTTACCAGTTTTCCGGGATGCGAACAAGACGGACCGACGAGCGGCCCGACGTTCGCAGATGGTTGACCGGTTAGGGGGTGGGATTCGGGTGGGCACGCCCCCCCGGGTTGGGCTTGTCCTGTCAGCAAGCCAGTACCCTATCGAGTAGCGGGTACTTGTAAGGCGCCTCGATGGCGCCGCCGGCCGATAGGGGTGAAAAGCGGTTGGCCGATAAGAAAAGCCGTTAGCCGTGGGGCTGCGCCCCACACCCCCGAGGGTTTTGATCCGAGCCCGGCCAGTCGGCCGGGGTCGGGGTTGGAGATAGAGTGCGCCCCGCCCCTGCGGATGCAGGGGCAGGACGGGAGCCTCTTCTATTGGGGGCAGCGACGGGGGCGATTGGGAGTAAGCGATAGCCGCGGGGCGAGAGGGACGTCGGTCCTCGCTATCGCGTCTGCGGCGGCTCGCTGCGCTCATTTGCCGCCTACGTCCGCCGGTTTGGGCGGTTCTGCCCCAGGCTCCCGTGAGGGCGCCGGAGGAGCCGTATCCACGGGTTCCTCCTCGACCACCTCGCGGATGGTGTGCGGAGTAGCCAAGGCGTCGGGCTCGTCCCAGTCGAAGTCGTTGGCCTCCTCCTCGGTTTCCTCGTCGGGGCCGAGCTGGTCCTGGAGCCCGGCGATAACCCGCATGAGGGACTGTTGATCCTGGATGATGCCCAGGTCAACGGGCGAAAGATTAAGCGGGATCGCATTGTGATAGACCTCCCCTGCGGGAGTGTGTTCCATCGTGCAGGGCTCGACCTCGTCGTCGAGATGTTTTTCTGCACGTTCTTTCAGGTTGGACATGATTCCTCCTTAGAGCGCGAGGCGGGGATTGCCGTTCTTCGACACCATGCGTCGGGCAATCAACTTGTGATGGGACATGCACGCGAACTGAGCCGACAGATACGTTGCTTGCGCAAACGGTTCGGTGCGCGGAATGCACATGGCAAACAGTGCCGCGTTCAGCGGCGGAGCGCCGCTGGCGAAATTGCGCGAGAACGACCACGGGTAATGCACGCCGATGCTACCGCCTGCGTTGCTGTTGGACGTAAACGTTCCGGTCGCTCGCGACTGAGTATGACGGTACTCGTCATAACGATCCTGGTAGCCGAACACGGTAGCGTCGGCAGCAGCTCCAGCCACGAACAATTCGTGATTGAAGATTTCCTGTTGGCCGATGTGTTCCAGCTCGCGATTGTGGAAATCGTCTTGGTTGGTCTTGTTAAACAGGCGCTCCGCGCCCGTTCCGTAGATCGGCACAGGACGCATGAAGGCGAGAGTAAGCATCAAGCCGTGTTCGTCGAAATACCTTCTAAAGGCATTTGTGCGGACGGCGGAGACTCCGTGCCCGCCGAGTGAGCCGAGAGGCGCGCCGGCCGTGGGGGCCGTCTGGACAACTTCGCCGAACTGAATCGTCTGCGTACCACCTCCCAGGAATTCTGGTCGGTCAAGGCGCGCATCAGCAGGAGTGACACCCAGATAGCGAAGATACTCCACATACCGGGAGCCGTAGCGGGAGCGCGCTTCGCGGAACTTTTGCGCGGCGAACGCGTTGCGGAGCGTTTGGACATTGATCGGACCTCCTACGGGAACAGTGACGGCCGCACCCTTCTGCAGGGTGGTGCGAGCCATTGAAAAGCGATCCTTCGACCAGAACACCGGTTGCGCTACAACTTGGTCTTCCAACACCGGGGTCGATAAATCCTGATCGCGGTAGAACTCATTCCAGATCTTGTTATACGCGCGAATCGGCAGCGCGTTGATCAGCTTGGGGGCCGGAGATCCGACGGGTTGCCTCTGAATGCCGAAATAATCTGTGATGTTCGGGAACTCTCCGGCGGTTCCTGCGGTGGTTGGCGCAGTGATGAAGGGCAAAAACACGCTCGTGTCATTAACTCGGACAATGAAATCTTCCCAACCGGACCAGACAAGTCGCCATGGGACAAACCAATGGTGAATTGTGAATTGCACCGGGTGCATAACAGGCGCAACGAGAGGCATGACTCGGACCAAGGCGGTGGTGTTTCCCTGGAAAGTATCACCGGGGAGCACCTCGGCCCAATTGATCGGGAACAGTCTGCCCAGGGGGGCCGAGCTGAGGATGTACCTCGACAGGTTGAACTTGTTGCGTTTCAATTTTTTTCTCCGTGGTAGGACTTGGCAAGCCAGATTTGCGCATCGTGCGCACTTTGCTGGCGACGTAATGCAGCAGCTCTAACGCGATCAACAATTTCCGGATACTCACGTTGGGCCTCTATTTCTCGAACAGCTGCGGCAAGCTCAGGCACGCGAGGCTCCCAACCAATTGCCATTCGAAGCCGTTGACGTAGGAAACGACCAAGAGGAGCAGAGCGATTATCGATCCCCAAAATCGCCGTGGGGACGTCGAGGGTGGTGGATAGCTCATAACAACCGGCGGCCGTTGTGTAGTACTCGGCGAGGACGTCTTCGACGTAGCGTGCCCCGAGGGCGGGGCGTCTGGACATCCGGGAGAACTCCGGGTGCATGAACTCATGCTCTTTTTCGGGCCTGATACCTTTCGCGAGATGCTTCGCGCAGTAGAGGGCGGTGGCCGGCTGGAACGGTGTGACATGAACTCCCCCGTGTGGCCAGATAGATTTAAACGGCTCACGGCCTGCATAAAGTCCAGGCTCAAAACGGTGGCCGAATATTCCCGCGTGGTAGTGGGGACGCCAAGTCTGACGCCCATACTCACCGCAGGCGTAATACGTTATCTTTTTTCCTTCGATGTGATAGCGCAGCCGTTTAAGGGCTGCGGTTAGATGGGAAGGATCGAGGCTTGGTGGGCAAGCCTCGTCCGAATAAGTCAAGGTGAGGAAACACGCTTCGCCCTTGACGGTCGCAAGCTCCATTTGCATGCGCGCGGCCCAAATACGGGACCGGTTGATGCGGCAGCAGAGACATTGCCCGCACGGATATGCCGAGGAACCGCGATAAAACGGTTTCTGGCAGACCATCATTTAGAGGCGGTATCCGATGCGACCGGGACGGATACGACGGATCGTTTTTGCACGTCCTCGACGGCGAGAAACTCGACGAGGGCGAACAGTGCGAGCACGACGACTACGACGACGAAAAGCCATGAGATTTTCTCCTTACCAGCGACCACTGGCCCCACCGGGATTGGAGGGCCAGAAACCATCAGAGCGGCCGGCTTTCATCCTCGCCGCCGCTTTGTCCACGAGCGATACCAGCTCATCGAACGACCCGCCATCGGTCTTCGAGAGTAGAAAGTTGTAAATGCCCGGCGGACCGCCGTACAGCTCCGACAGGGTGTTCGCGACAGCTTGCGCGCCATAGGCTTTCACCGATGCCCGAATGACCGGGACTGCGTAGAACGGATTGAACATCGACTCCATATTTTCGTGCATGCCCTCCTGCGTGTATGGCATGCGAAGTTTTCCTCCCGAGGGTGTGACGACGTGTTCTATCCAGCCTGCGTGGGAGCCCGCAGTGACAGAGGGATTGCCGACCCGAGGCGAGACGACCTCATCGGCTTTGACTTCCACCTGACCAGCGAGCGGGCCGTCCTGTTTCGTGGGACCAGGCGTCTTTGGCACAGCGAGGGCGTGAGCGCGGTTCTGATTGGCCAGGGTGTTGTAATAGTCCGCGATCGCTTCGTCCTTCGTTACTCGAGCGACAGATTCGCGGACGCTTTGGGCTTGGCCCATCTGGTTTAGCTGTTGAGCCGTAGCCAGTTCCTTTTGACGCTGCGCTTCCGCCTTGTCGGCGGAGATTCCGTCATCAATGAGACGGGCGGCCTCGGCGATGCCGTAGTCCGATCCGACCTGCGTCGAGAGCATGGGGCCGCTTGTTCCAAGAGCGGCGAGTGGAGAGATACCGAACTTTTTCTGGAGGCGCCGGAGGCGGTCCTCTTCGAACTTGAGTTGCTTGTTGGCGTTGGTCTTGGGCTTCGAAAGAAGACCCCCGGCGACCGCGCCGGCAGCGGCTATCCACGACATGAGATTCGAGACTCCTTTGTGTGATGACGCTTCGCTTGTGATCCTTTACCAGTTTTCCGGGATGCGAACAAGACGGACCGACGAGCGGCCCGACGTTCGCAGATGGTTGACCGGTTAGGGGGTGGGATTCGGGTGGGCACGCCCCCCCGGGTTGGG